GGAACTGGTCTAGAAACGTTAGTTCCAGATGGTCGATAAACTTGAACTGTACTTGTTAGCGTACCGTCTACGTTTTCGTCAATACCAAATCCAGGATCTGGTGCGCTTGGGGGAGCGGCCGAATCATCTGCAAAGTGAATAGTAAAATATCCAATTCTACGATCCGATGTACTGTTAACACGAGCATATATAAAATATTTGTTTGGAGCATAGGCACCTGAAGGTGCATCTTTTTCAAATATCAAGTTATCACTAGTTGTTAAATCGTACCAGCCAATTGATGATGTAAATCCTGTTCCAGTACAATCTGTTGCAGTATAATTCATTCTAATAACACCCATGTTGGTTAACATAGTTGTCCAGGTAACGTTCTTAAGACCTGCTGATCCACCCGAACGATCAGCACTAAATTCAATCTGGCCGCCGGCATTGAAGAAATAACGACCATCATCAGCTGATGGAAATGTGACAACAACGGTTTGCGTAATACGTCCGTTCCACGCAGTTGTTCTAATTTGTTGCGATACTAAGTCGGCGCGGGTTGCTTCGCTTGCTGGAGGAGGGGCTGTCAGTCTGTTAGTTTCAGCATCAGTCGCCATATTCAAATATGCAGAACGCCAAGATTCTCTAACTTGTTTTGCTGTTGTAGGAATTGGTACATTAGTACTGGCAGCGTAGCCCGGATCTTCCGGAGCAAGTGATCCAATAGTTATGCCTGTTTGATGTTGGCGAGCCCGAACAATATCGTTGCGGAGATTATTCCATTGATTTACAGTAATTTTATCCGTCTGTCCAACTTGACTACTTGCAATGCTTTGTCCGTATCCTGTTGTGCCAGAACCAGAACCCATAATTAATGCAATCTTTGATTGTATTACATTGTAATCGTTTGCTAAAATTAACGTATTTTGACCAGACATTTAATAATCCTCTATTTGCTCTTGATATTTATAGTTATAGAACTAAACATTCTATAAGTTTGACACCTGCTTCATCGCTAGATGCTAGTGCAATAGCAAACACATCGGCATTATTACCCATTGCTGCCTGGGCAGTACCATTAGGGCCAGCAACTAAACGCTGTCCTTTTTTAACATTGCCTGTTACCTTTACAGGAACACGGCCTTTTAAGGCAACTGGAGTACCTTCAGCAAGTTCAAAATTCATTAAATAAGCAGGTTTTTCGCTAACTGGACCTACAGCACGGAATCCAACTTGACATGCTGTAACTTCTTTATCGCCACCGATCATTAAAACGGTACCAACTTCATACTCTGCATCAGCTAGATATTTTTCAGCTAAGTCAGCATAGTTTGCGGCTGTTGCTGTACCAACGAAATATGTTGCTTTTAAGGCGCCTGCTGTGATTGTAGTACTATTGATAACTTCAGTTACTGATGTTCTAACTGCTACTGTGCCGCTTGATGCGGCTGAGCTGGCAGTTCTATAGTCGTCTTGAGCTAGATAAAGTGCGTTTGCTTGAGTTGCTGTACCTGCAAATGTTACAGCATTAATTGTTTTAAATCTTAACACACCGGAACCAATATCATTCTGGTTGTCAAATCCTGGAAGCATATCTGGACCAACTAATGTCAATGGTGTTTTTGTTGTTGAACCTGATCTTGTTTTAAACTTGATAGTATCACTTAATGTATTTTCAAATACTGGAAATGAGTTAATACCGGCTGTATCAATGTATACACTTAATCTCGGAGTTGAGCCTACAGTGTAACCAGAGTCGCTAAATGCTACAATAGTGTTAAACTGTGCATTTCCGCTTCTAACATACTCGTTAGCAAGATATCCGCCTAATCTTTCTGCATTAGTTGCCGTACCCCAAAAGCGGTGATCAGCAGTAGTCTGTCCTAAACTTGCACCACCTGTAGTTGTATACGCTAATGTAAGTCCTTTATGTATTGTTGAAAAACCGTTAATTGGACTAGTATTTGTATCTAGAGTAAATTCTGTGTCAGCACTAACAACAAAAATAGAGTCACCGTCAACAATTGCTTCAATAATTGCATGGCTAGCACCTAATGTATCACGAACACTGCGTGAACGCATTTGTGTTGTTTGTGAGCCGGCAACACCTTGAGGCCCAACTAGTACATAAGTTGCGCCATCCCATGTGTAGAGTTGTTTATTGGTTGTATCCCACCAAAAATCGCCAATTGTTAAACCTGTCGGAGCACTTACGCCAACTTCAGCACCACCTGTAGTACGGAATTTAGAACCATCATAAAATTTTAATTTACTGTTATTACTGTCAAACCACAGTTGGCCGCCTAACGGTTTAGGGGGTGGATTTGTATTTGCAAAATTTTCTAGCAAGTAAAGGAAGTTTTCGTTTTGTACTTCACCGTATCCAGCATAATTCTTACCAATCAGTTTAAGATCAGTAGTGTTGTCAATTGTACCGTCTGCAACAGTAGCTATTACTTGTCCGTTATATCTATTAATGGTATATGGCATGTCTCGTGTTCCTTAGTCCTAGTATTTATTCTATTTTGGTTAGTTAATATCAGCTTGTTAGATATCAGTCTGGTATAGCCAAACACCACTAACCAGTTTATATTCTTTTCCGATGCTAAGATCAATACACCAAACTCTTAAAATAGTGTCATCATCATGATCTGCAGGCCTAAAAATCTTACTTATAACTGTTGTTGCTAGCGTAATTTCAGTATAAGTACCAAAAACTACGCTAAATCCTAGTGGTGCTTTTCTAACTCGGGTATCTACATATAGTTTATTAGCGGCAGTAGTACCAGGGCTTGGAAACGATTCGTCATCTGCTATTGCTGTTTTAACGTTTGTAATAAATTTACTACCAACATCTACAGTGCCGTCACCCTTTGGTGTAATATAAATTGTACCATCAGAAACACTTATATTAAGGAAACTTATTACATTGCCATTAATGTTAATATTATCGACTTGTACCTCGTTTAGTTGTCCAATGCTGTTTAATCCCGGAGCACTTGTTACAGTATTGCCTAATTGTGTTTGATTTAATACGTCAAAATTATTAATTTTAAAAGAGTTACCACTAGTTAGATTTAGATCTTCACTAGATTCCCAGGCTGTACGTGCTAACGACCAAGTAAATGTCTTATCAGTGTCGCCTTTTAAACTTAGGCCTCCACCATCAGCAGTAATATCTGTTGGGTTTGCAATCACTCCGAGATCAATTAATAAATCTTCAACTACTAAATTAGTTGTATTAATTGTTGTTGTAGCACCTTTAACTGTTAAGTTACCTTCAATAATAACATCGCCAGGATTAGCCAATGTTCCAACATGTAGCGTTGCTTGAGGATTATTGTTATACAATCCAACCCAACTGTTTGATGCGTTTACAAATAAACTAGATAACACACCTCCACTATTCCAACTTTTAATTTCAAAGTTTTGATTAGGAATATTTGAATTAATTTGAAAAGTATTGTTAGAAACAACAAATTCTGAATTTTGACCAGCGCCTAAAATTAAAGCGTTGTTATTTAATACTCTAATTGTGCCATTAGCTACCGTATATCCGTCGGCAGGATTTACTTGTAAGAAACTTTCTGCTGTTTTTAAACCAGTGTTTGATGCTAGTGAATCGGCTTGTGTAGCGGCAACATTAAATTTAACATTATCATATGCGCTGGTAAAACCAATTTTTATTGAACTGCCATTAAATCCTGGGATAGTTTCTCTTGGTGTAAACGTACCATTACTAAAAATACCTAGTAACACCTGCCCAACATATAACAATACAATAGTGTGATTAATTCCGTTAGTATCAATTGTGTCAGTAACTTGTAACCCAGAAATTCCTTGCTGGGCAGTATATGCAGGGCCAGCTAATAAATTTGAGTTGCCGTCATTAAAATATAACTGTTTACGATAGCTATCAATCCAAATATCGCCTGCGGCAATACTACTAGGAGCAGTATTTGAAACAATGGTTCCGCCACTAACTTTAAAACCGTTGCCGTCATATACTTTTAATCGGCCTTCAGTAGTGTCGTACCATAGTTGACCTTCAACAGGACGATTAGGCTGGCTTGAATTTGCAAAATTTTCTAATAAGTGTATAAAATTTTCATTAAAAAATTCACCGTAAGAACTAGAATTTTTACCAATAAGGGTTAAGTCTGTTTTAATCTGATCAATAGTACCGTCAACTACTTCCGTTAATACAGTGCCGTCAGTTTTATTAATAATATAGCTCATTACACAACCCCAGTAAAAATAATGTAGTTAATAGTCAAGTATGGATTCATTGAATTAAATGGTTGACCAACTGGAGTATTTGATGGTTGCGGAATTACATTGCCACTGTTTCTTAATCCAGAACCAGTACTCGTTGCAGGCATGCCTAAGCCAGCGTCTGCTGATGGATCGGCTGATGCGCCTGGTAATCCTGATGCATAGTATTGAGCACTTGCTGTACTTAAATTATGTTTGTGATCCGGTAGGTTTTTAGTTTCTAAAGTAATATATTCACGATAGGTACCGTCACCTGGATCTCCTGTACCTGCGCCAAGTGTATCAGCAACAATATCTGTTACACGATTAGCACTGCCGCCGCCTGCTGGGATCTGAATAGTCGGATCATCTCGATCAGGAACAGTGTTAGTGTTATCCATGTTGTCACGACCTAACGGGAATCTACCACGTAAGTCAGGTAATGCAAATGTTGCTTTACCAATTAGCTCTGATGGTGTTCTATATGTGTATCCAATACGTGCAAATAAATTTGAATAGTCACCAATTCTAAGTTCTGATCCGTCGCAGAACAAATATCCTGCGGGCAATGTTCCGCCAGCATACGGAAAAATTGCGGCAATTGGAACAATTGGAATATTTGAAATAAATGTAGATTTAGAAACTTGCTTTAAACTCTGCGTACTGTTTCTGTAAACCAATATTGTATCATCTAAGAATGAATCTGTTGTTGTTTCTTTTTGTGAAATAATATCAGCAGTAACGACCGTTGTAAATATTTGTTCGCCCGAGGGTGAACCTGTTTGCGGAGTTTGTCCATCAAACAATACGTCTGCGGTTGTTGAAATATCACCGCGGATCTTAAATACTGTTGGGCTTGCTAGCTTTGCGGCTGATCCGCTAATATTACCTGCCAACGAACCAGTAAACGATCCGTTAAAGTTACCAACAAATGACTGGGCATATATGTTTCTAAAACGTCTAGTGCTTGTACCTAAATCATACAAGTCAGTCGCCAGGTCGGAACTAGGTTGTACAATTGTACCCGCTACCGGATCGCCGTTTATATCTAAGTTACTAAAGTGTATGCCTCCGTTAATGCTAACGTCTCCGCCAAATTGACTTTGTTTAGTAACACTTAGGCCGCCGTCTGTTGCAATGCTGCCTCGGCCAAGCAAGTCTGCATCGGTTGTTCCCTGTACGATAAGATCGCCGGTTGTAATAATGTTTCCGGAAACATCTAGTGCTTCTTGTGGATTTGTATTATTAGGACCTAAACCAATAAAACCGTTAGCATCAATGTGGATGCCAGTAACAGTAGTACCTGCGTTGTTTAATTTAAACTCAATATAGTTTCCACTAGTCTTTGAATAAAAGATAGTAGAGTTTGCATCTGTTGATAGACTAAAACTTAAATCGCTACCAATACCAATGCCGCCGTTATTTCTTACATTTAATGGAAAGTTAGTAGTACTTGCTTCGTCTTTTCTTAAAAAACTTGATGCCTCTACTGCTTTACCGTTGACAATTAATGAATCAGCTTTTTCTGCTGTTCCCCAAAATTTATTAGGAGTAGTACTGTTGACAGAATCAACTGTGCTAAGATTAATACCTTGATTAATTGAACTAAATCCTAAAATTGCAGTCTTTGGTGTAAATGCACTTTTGCTAATGATTGCAATTATATTATTTTCAGAATACATACTAATAACATTATGATCAATGTTTGATGTATCTGTAAGTGTTTCAATATCCGGACCTGTTTTTAGGCCTGCACTAAATTGCGGGCCGATTAATAACCAATTAGATCCAGAGTATACATACAACTGTTGATTAACTGTGTCAACCCACAAGTCGCCCTTAATGCTACTAATGACTGACGGTGCATTTTCTGCTTTCTTAACAGTACCTGCTGGCGTCCATGATGTGCCGTCATAAACTTTTAATAAGTTAACTTGAGGACTATTATCATACCACAGTTGTCCTTGGACAGGATTGCTTGGGGAAGTATTTTTAGCAAAATTTTCTAATAAATGCAAAAAGTTTTCTGCTACTACAGGAGCATATCCTGCATAGTTTTTTCCAACAAATACTAAACTAGTTTCAGAGTTTAAACTTTGGTCGGCAACTGTTAAACTTGGTTTAGCGGGGTTAGTAGTTTCTGTGAACTTTACTTGATAGCTCATCTTATACTCCTGCTAGGCCAGTTAAACTTTGAATACGAACGGTGTAGTCAATTTGAATCAATCGATTTAGGGACTTTTGCACAGGGTGAAAAATAACATGAGTTAAAAGTAAGCTATCGCCTGTTGGGCTATAACTCTTTAATCCTAATTCATCAAAGATGTACAAACTATTTGCATCACTAGCATTGTCAAATGCTTGCTGACCACTAGGTTCGCCGTAATCTAGTAAGCAAGTAACAAATACATCAGTATAGTTAGTGCCAGTTACGTGACGTGTTTCAATAAAATTACGTGTTGGATCTACGTTGTTGCTACTTCTATCGTCAACAACTTTTGTATATGTTTCGTTATATAAACTAGCATTACTGCCAGAGCTATTAGGAGTCAAGTATGTGATAATACCAGTGGGATCAATACTTGTTCCGCCATTGCCAAAGGACATTTGGTATATAAAACCTTGTCCGCTGTTTGCTAAACTCTGTGCTAATGCAATACTAATATTTTCGTAGTGAATTGCATTACGTTTGTTAATGAAAATTTCGCCAGATTGCGGATCATGAATTTTAATATGACCCTCTATGTGTACACCTGTGACTTCTTTACTCTGCATAGTAATCTCTCTTTATTCTATATTTAGCATAAATCATAATGTGCTAGTTTATTGTTATATTAACGCTCGGGCTAGGGAATATACCTAATCGAACATTCATAGATAGTGCCGCTGTAGTGCTCATTGTTATAGGCAATGTCGCTTGTCCGCTGTTAACTGTCATTGTACCAACTAAAGGAACGTTTACTACGGAGACAGAAAACGGATAAACATCGCCGGTAACAAACGACCATCTAGAGTTAACTCCGGTATGCACTTCAATTTTTGCCGGAGTATTTTCGTAAAATGTAGCTTCATAAATCATGTCAGGACTATTTGGATTGCCGCCTGAGGCAGCATTATGTCCCTCCCATCTAATTCTAAATGTTCTATTTGGAAATGATCCTTCAATCCCTTGATAAATTCGAAACGCTAGATTATCGTTAGCAGATATCATAATCTTAGGAAGAGCTGGAGTAGAATTTCCTAACTGTGCATATTCAGCTGAACCTGCACCAAATGTAATATAAGTATTAGTACCTATATAAACTACGCTATATGATTGATTTAAGTATGTTATACTAAAAGGTAACGTAACTGTCCAGTAGCCGTCATCAGCATTTCCATTAAATGGTAACGCATTAGGTACCGCTGGGGTTGATATTGTAAGTGCGGCAACTCCTAACAAATTATTTGTAATAATATTATATACTGCTTCCGTAGAAGAAGTTGTAACAATTCTATTTCCGCTGTTTGGTCTGGTATCAAATAACGCAGTACCGATGACTTGAGTATCTGACGAGTATACTCCACTAAATCCAGATGGGGTTAGTGATGTACTGGCACCGCCAGTTGGCTTAGCTGTGATAAGATACTGTATTGCTGTTCCATCAGGCACATTAGAAGTGCTCAATGTAACTGTGGCTGTTTGACCGTTAGTTCTTGCGGCTTGATCTGTTGCCAGACTAAAAGTTGCTTGTTTATTAAAACTGTTAGTTGTATTTTTTCTAGGATAAACTTGCCCAGTAGGCGGCCTATGTTTTTCAATTGATGATGGAAACGGAGTTGAATAATAACCGCCAACTTCTGCTGTTGGATGGCGTGTTCCTCGTAATGTAAGCATTTGTATGTTACTTGTTGCATTAAATCCCGTACCTGCATCTTTTGAATCTTGAGCGCCGCCGTTAGTACTTAACACAGTTGAGGGGCTTGCATATTTTAAATATGCTCTTGCATCAGCTTGTGTCATTCTAGGATATTTTTCTGCAAGACAAGCAAGCACACCAGCAGTCTGTGGGCCGCTCATACTGGTGCCCGGACATTTTTTAAAATTATTATTAACTGTATCAGTTAGTCCAAGTGCCGCAACTCGAGGATCTGGGGTATTTGTGCTGTCGTATAAAGTATTATTTGCTGACCATATACTTTGTATTCCTGATCCGGGCGCCCAGCAATCAATACGAGGGCCGTAGTTGCTAAACTCTGCTTTATAATCACCTGTTTCAATGCCAGTTGAATCATAAATGCTAGCGCCAGACGATTCGTCATGCTGTCCAATTGCACCCGAACAAATAATTTTTGTGCCTTCAGTGCCGCCGTCGGCTGCTCCTGGGCTGCTACCTCTGTGAATGTAATATGTAAATCCGCCATATATCATGGTATTATCATAATCCAGGCCGCCAAGCATATCTTGGTAAAAATAACTATTGCCTGCACTTGCTACAATTATTACGCCTTCGGCCATTGCTTCGATCATATCAACATCAGTTGCAGTATTTCTTGCAGGAAATGCTCCACCAATATTTAATCGAGCAATATTTTGTATAACGTTTGTATCCCATACACCATTTGTTGGAAAATATTCAACACCACGAATTGTTAGCTTAGTTATCCCACCTGTTGATAAGGATCCGCCGCGATACCCCCAGCTGTTATTCATTACCGTAGGATTTTTTACGCCGGTTAATGGATTGATTGGTTTGTTTTTATGAAACTCTCGTACATAGTCAATGCCGTTATTATATGTAAGGTTGTAAATGTTTGCATCTCGAGCCCATCCCTGCGTGTTACCTGCAACAGTTCCAGTAGTATGGGCGCCGTGTTGTTGCAATCTGTTACCTGGATAAGAATACACACCAGCGGTGCCGCCGGTAACTACTGGATTGTGTTGGAACCAATTATATTCTACCATTCGAGTATACCCGGTACCATCTGGATTTTGTTTATATTCTAATACTGTTGGATAAGGGCATCCGTCATCCATTATAACCACATCAACGTTTTTGCCGGAGCAATCTGCTAATACAGTTGCTGATTGATTAAGTGTACCGGCAACCCCCCAATTGTTAATATCAGTTGCTCTTAGACAACGTAATAATCCCCAATTGATATCAGTACTACTGCTTGTTACTGCTTTGTTGAATCGTGTAGAAGTTTGTTCAAAACTAAACGTGCCTTTAATTAATCCCTGGTCTGCAGGATTTAACTCAACTGCTAAGACTCTTGGATCATTAAGTACAACTGCGGCTTCGTCGTACGTCATTAGGTAATGAGTATTTCTACTAATTGGTCTACGATTAATACATTCTAGAGCCTTACTTGGTAATTTATTATACTGTCCGTGACCTTCTGTTTCCATATCGGCATAAAAATCGTCAGCATCAGTTATGTCTTTTAAACTGACAATATACTCTTTTAAACTTTGGTCATCGGGATTGCCAAGGTGTGGAATCGGATCTGCCATCTTATACCTCTAGTTGTACTAGTTTCATTGTTACTGTAATTGTCCCAGTGCTTCCGCTTCTATTAACTACTTTAATTTGTATATCGGTTGACGGGGATACTTCGTCACTAAATCCAAGTACTGCCGGGGAAAACAGTTGTGTTTGCGGCCCGGTGGTGATGATTTCTGCAAGAACTCCTGAACCAGGTACTGGATCAGTAGTAATTGTCCTACTGGCATCAGCGGTTCTGGCGGCTGATGACGCATACAC